TATGCCTTCGAAGCGATGCCTTGCGGGCGCCGCCCTGGCGTTTAATCGTTTCGCTTTCATGTTGGCGTCTCCTGTGTCGGGCACTATGCCCGCCAAGGGCTCTAGATCGATCCTAGAGCCCTTGACGGATCGCGTGCTAGGCAAGATCGAGCGCGCGCTTTCCTGGCGCCTTGGCGGCCGTGCTAACGGCTTCGGCGCTCGATGCCGGGCGGGCACGTCCTACGCTCCAATCGCGGAGCCGCTTAACCTTTTCGGCTGCGGTCTTAGTAAGCGGCACGACAGTTGACGCGGCGGCGATTAAATCCTTTGTGCGAATCTCGCGCGCCTTATCATTGAACGCTGCAAATAGCGCGTCGGGCACAATCGCCGCAATTTCGGAGCCGGTAAAGCCTTCGCACGCCGCGCTAATCTGTTCGCTATCGATCGGCACTGATCCGCGCCCGTGCGCCTTCATTGCAGCGGCGACGACAGCGGCGCGCTCGTCAGCGTTCGGCACGTCGACGAAAAACAATTCATCGAATCGCCCCTTGCGCAACAGCTCGGGCGGGAGCCCTTCAACATCGTTCGCTGTCGCGACGACGAACGCTTCGCCTTGGCGCTCCTGCATCCATGACAGAATCGAGCCGAGCGCGTCAGACGATACGCCACCGTCAGCGCTGCCGCTCGTCGCGCCTTGCAACGCTTTTTCTATTTCGTCAAACCAGACAACACAGCGGCCGATCGCTTCAATAACTTTGAAAGCCTTGCGAAGATTCGATTCGCTTTCGCCGACGAATTTCGACTTTAGCGCGCCAAGGTCGACGCGCAACAGCGGCACGCCCCAAGCGGCTGCAACAGCCTTTGCCGTTAGCGACTTTCCGCAGCCGGGCACGCCAACGAGCATGACGCCGCGCGGCGCGGGAAGCCCATAATCCCGCGCTTGCTTGCTATACGCAGCCTTGCGCACTGTGAGCCAGCCTTTTAGATTCTCCAGCCCGCCAACGGCATCGAGCCCGCCCGGGATCGGGTCGTACCATTCCAAAATCCGCTCGCGCGCAATCACGCGCTTTTTTTCGCCGCTGACGATGGCGGGATCGATGCGGCGCGATTGCACGAGCGAGCGCGCGTAACAGCTCGCCGCTTCTTCGCCGCTTAGTCCGATCGCCGCATCGATCGCCGCTTCGCGCGTGCCGTTCGGCGCCGCAGCCGCTTGCAGCTCGTCGGGCAGCCCTGCAATAGCGCCATCGAGAATCGCCGCGACTTCGGCGCGGTCGGGCATCGGCCATTCGATAACGGTCGTATGCCCCGCCAGCTCGGGCGGCACGTCGCCGCTAGGCGAAAGCACGATGATTGCTTGCGCGCTCGCCTTGGCGGCCGTTGGCAAGCTCCGCGCTAAGTTGCGGAGCTGGCGCATTTGCACGGCGCCGCTTTGTCCCTGGAGCCATGCCGGAAGATCGCGCATGATCCACAATCCGCGCTCGTCGCCGCTCGTCGCGCGATTGCCGATCAGCGTAAGCATTGCAGCCGGATCGTTCAAGTCGCTGCCGAAGCGGGAGCCGTTAATATCGGCCGCGCCTTGCGCAACGTCCCAAGTGCGCGCGATGTAGCCGGCATTGGCGCCGGCTTCGAATAGCGAGCGCTCGACGCGCGCTTCTTCGCGCGTCACGATCCACAACAGCGAATTGCGAGCGCGGAGCAGCGCCGAAACGTCGGCCGCTGCGCGTATACCATTGTTGCTTGTCGTCGTCGTCATGTTCAATTGCTCCTGTTGTGGCGCCAGCTATAGGCGCCGGATTGAGTCGTGCTCTAGTGCCCCTTGTGCCACGTATGCCCGCCGTCGTGCGAATGCAGCCCTTGTCCCACGGCTTGCTTATCGATCGAGCGCCCCGCGAGCTGTTCAGCCTTGGCGATTGCAGCCTTAGCGAGCGGCGAGCCCGACACCATGATGCGACGATAGGCGCACGCGTCTGTCACTCCATCGCGCGCTTCGTCGTCGATGCCTTCGAACGCTACGCCGCCGTTCGATCCGACCTTGGCGCGAATGCGGCCGGCTATCAGCCCGGCCGCGAAGCGATCAACAGCGGCGCGCACTTCCGCGATTCGCTCGCTGATCGTTTGCTGCGGCTTTAACTTGGTATCGCAAGGCATGGCGGCTTACTCCTGATCGAATGAGACGACGGGCGCGCGCGGCTCGTCGACGGAAAGCGCGGGAGTGTCAAGATCGAGCGTGCGCGGCGCGACTTCGGAGCGCTCGACTTGCAAGGGCTGTTCGTCAAGGTCTAAAAACGACGTGCGCGCCGCTGCTATCTTGCGCGCCACTTCGCCATCGATCGCGACGGCCGCGACTTCGCCAGCCTTCGCCGCGCGCACAATTTCGCGCGCCGCACGGCGGGCAGCGTCGACGGCGCCCTTAACCTTGTTCGCGCCTTCGGCCGTCAACATTTGCGCAATTTCCTGCGCACGCCGCGCCGCATCGCGCACGGCCGCCGGATCGAGCTTAGTAACGCCCGCTTCCATCGTCGCCAGTATTTGCGCCAGCTCGCCGCGAATCGCGCGCGCCGCTTCTACATCGTCTTGCGCAACACGCCCCGCGATCATGTATACATCGATGCGCGTAATTTTCGCGGTCGCATTAAACGCGTCGACCATTGCGCGCGCTTGCTTCATCGCTTCGTCAAGCTCGCTCGCCTTATCTTCGGGGCACAAGTGTCCGAAGGCTGTCGCCGCGCAAACCTTGCTGACGGTATAGCTTGCTTCGCGCCGCACTTTACCGGCGGCTTCGAATTCGATCGCGTCTGCAATCGTGCGCTCGGTTTCCCATTTAGCGAAGCGCTCGCCTTCGGGCGTTGCATGATCGGAAATAATGTCGCGCTTTGTGTAGCTGACGTTTCCGCGCAAGCTCGTTTTGATTGCGACGAGCAAGCCCGGCCGCAGTGTTGAAGTGTTGAACATTTTGGCGTCTCCGTTTGTCTAGGTTAGCGGCCCGGCTGGTATACCGGACCAGCCCATATTTTCCGGTTTTCCGCAAAGGCTGTCAAGGGGGCACGCTACGCCCGGGCGGGAGCCCTTGGGAGCCCGGGATTTGACCCTATTTGCGGAAGCTCGTACCCTAGCCCGACTATGGATTACAAACAGCTCCTAAAACACTTTGGCGGATCGCTGACGGAGACGGCCGCCGCGTTGCAGCGGCCGACGAGCACGGTCTTTTTTTGGAAAAAGCACGGCATCCCGCGCGGCGTGCAATTCGAAATACAAGTGTTGACCGGCGGGAAGCTCCGCGCGTCGCCCGGCCGCCCGCGCCGCTTCGCGGCTTAGTGCGGCGAAGGGGAGCGCCGCACAGTGGCACGCTGGAGACTGCCCGCCGGCTACGTCGCGCGGCCGGCATACGTCGCCGAGCAGCGCAAAGCGAACGAGCGCGCCAACGCGACGGCCGATGCCATCAAGCTCGCGCCGCAGCCGCCTAAACGAGCCAAGGCGCCGCGCAAGGGGCACGCTACGGCATACCCTGGCGTGCCGGCACTGTTCCGCGCTTGCGGGCTGCCCGAGCCCGTCAGCGAATGCCCGTTCACGCCGCTGCGCGGCTGGCGCTTCGACTTCGCATGGCCGGCGCTGCGCATCGCGCTTGAAGTCGACGGCGGGCTGTTCACGGGCGGCGCGCACGTCAATGCGGCCGCGATCCTTCGCGATCATGACAAGCGCAACGCGGCCGCCGCGCTCGGCTGGCGAATCTTCTACTGCACGCCGCGCACGCTAAAGCACGCTCCCGCCATCATGCGGCAGGCGCTATTGCTCGCAATCATCCATGCGCCTGTCGGCCCGGGATCGCCAACAGCGGAGCAACACGCCGCCGCCGCTCGTCAGCTCGCCGCAAGCGATCGCCCGCCGTGAAAGTGCAGCGATCCGCTGCAAATTGGCGCCAGCTCGCGCAGTGTTTCACGTTCAACAATCAACGCAACGGATACCCCTAGGGATATCCCTACCGGATACCGCAATGAAGCGCCCCGCATTCCAGTTTTATCCGCGCGAATGGCTCGCCGACGTTGCACTTCAAGCGTGCGACTCGGCAACTATTGGTGTATGGATTAACGCGTGTTGCGTTATGCACGATTGCACGCCTTACGGGCACCTTGCGATCAATAATCAAGCCCTGACGGATAGAGAAGCGGCGAGCGCGTGCAAGGTTCCGCTAAAGGTCTACCAAAACAGAATGGCGGAGCTGTTAAGTCGCGGAGTAGCAAGGCGAAACGATGCAGGCATTATCTATAGCGCGCGCATGGTAAAAGACGAAGCGGCACGCGAATATCAAGCAAGTTTCGGCCGCTTGTCATTGAACAATCCGAACGTGCCGCGCCCGAAACATAACGCCCCGCGTAGGGATATCCCCCAAGGTATCCCTACGGGAATCCCTGACAAACCATCCTCTGCATTTGCAGTTGCTTCTATAAATAAAAGCGATGTGATTAGAAGCAACGCAAGCGGCGTGCCGTTGCCCTGGCACGTCACACAACAGGGCATCGTCGCAAAGGCGCAAGCGCTCGGCATCATCGCCGAGCACGACGAAACGCCCGAGCACTTGCGCGATCGAGTGCGCGAGCGATTGAAAAACTTGCAAGGCTGACGGATAACTGCGCACAATCCGCGCATGAAAGCCCGTCGCCAACGCCCCGCAAACGAGCAAGGCGACGCGCAGCCAGCCGCGAAGCTCCCGGCATGGCTCACCGATCCAAATGCAGCAATCCCGCTCGGATACGAGCTGCGGGGCAACGTTCATTGCCTCACGCTAGGCAACGCAAACGAGCCGCGCCCCGTCGTCAAAAGCGCACTGTCGCCGATCGAGCTGCCGAGCGATAAATTGTTAGCCCTGGCCGGCGGCGCCTTCGAAGCGATCGCGCATCAAAAGTGCTCGTTCGCAATGGCGCGCACGATCGCCGAAGGCTGGCGCAAGTGCTACGCCAAGGCGATGCACTGACGCCATGCCCGGCCGCTCGCTGACAAGCCCTGACGACAAGCGACGGAAGCTCGCGGCGCTGTCCGCTTCGCGCCTGCGCACGCCCGCGCCCGCACGCGATGGCGGCGACGCTCCGACGAGCGCCGAGCTGGAGCTTGCGCGAGCCATCATGCGCGAAGTACAAGCGGGCTCCAATGTTGCCGAAGCGTGCGCACGTCGCGAGCTGCGCACGTTCGATTTTTGGGATTGGCTGGCGCGCGCTCCCGTGCTCGTCGTCGAATGGGACAGAGCACAAGCGCATCGAGCGCTTGCGTATGGCGAACAGCCGGTCGGAATCGCTGACGAAGCGCCGATGTTTTACGTCGACAAGGGCGTGCGGCGTATCGATCCCGGCTTCGTTCAATTGCAAAAGCTCCGCATTAATGCGCGCCAATGGGATGCCGAGCGCTTGCAATCGGGGCGCTATGCTCCGCCGTCGACCGCTGCCGATCGCGGCCCGGTCGCTGTTACCGTCGTCGTCGAACGCTTCGTCGTCGGAAGTGCGGAGCGTGCGCAGCAAGGCGAGCAAGTGCCCGACGATGCAGAGCAACGCGAACGGATGCGCGCATGATGCCCGACGCTGACGGTACGCTGCGCATTCGCTTGCCGTACAAGTGGCAGCCGCGCAACTATCAGCTAGGCGTATGGGGAGCCCTGGAGCGCGGCGTAAAGCGCGTCTGTGCGATTTGGCATCGGCGCGCGGGCAAGGATGAATTCGCGTTGCGTTGGACTAGCTGCGCAGCGCACGAGCGCGTCGGAAACTATTGGCATATGTTGCCGAAGGCATCGCAAGCGCGCAAGGCGATATGGACCGCTGTTAATCCGCACAGCGGCGTGCGTCGCATTGACGAAGCATTCCCGCTTGCGTTGCGCGCGACGACGAACGAACAAGAAATGTTCATACGCTTTACGAACGGCTCGACGTGGCAAGTTGTCGGCTCCGACAACTTTAATTCGCTGCTCGGGTCGCCGCCAATCGGGGTAGTCTTTTCCGAATTTTCCCTGGCCGATCCGCAGAGCTGGAGTTTGCTTCGGCCGATCCTTGTTGAAAATGATGGATGGTCGTTGTTTATCACGACGCCGCGCGGTCGCAATCACGCGTACAAAATGTACGATGGGGCGAAGGGCGATCCGAATTGGTTTGTCGAGCTTTTGACGGTCAAGGATACTTGCGCGATCCCGTTGGCGCGGATCGAGCAGGAGCGTCGGGAAATGACGCGGGAAATGGGCGCGGACGAAGCGAATGCGGTCATCGAGCAGGAGTATTTTTGCTCGTTCGATGCTTCCTTCCCTGGTGCTTATTTCGGTGCGCTGATGACGCAAGCGATTGGCGAAGGTCGGATCATGGAGTTGCCGTACGATCCGCGTGGCGGGGTTGTTACGGCGTGGGATATCGGTTTCCACGACAGCAATGCGATCGTGTTCGGGCAGGAAGTCGGGCCGTGGGTGCATTTCATCGATTACATCGAGCAGAGCGGGAAGGGTGCGGATCACTACGCCAAGTTGTTGCGCGATCGGCCGTACGTGTACGACGAGCATTTGTTGCCGCATGACGTTTCGGTGCACGAGTGGGGGAATAACGGCACGTCGCGCAAGCAAGCGTTGCTCGACTTGCAAGTTAGGCCGATTCGGGTCATGCCGAAAACGAGTGTCATGGATCGGATCAACGCAAGCCGGATGATGATTAATCGTGCGCGTTTTGACGCGAAAAAGTGCGAACGATTGGTCGAGTGTTTGCAGCAATATCACAAGGTTTGGGACGATTCGAAAATGATGTGGGGCGATGATCCCGAGCATGATTGGACTTCGCACGGTGCTGATGCGTTCGGCACGTTCGGGCAGGGTTTTCGGGGCTCGCAGAATCCACGGTTGAAGCCGAAGGCTCCGAAAAAAGAGCCGATGGCGCGGGCGTGGGCGGCTGCGGGCAATTCGTGGGCTGGACTGTAGGAGCTGCGCCATGCCGCTGAACAAATCGAAGTCGCCTGCCGCGTTTCAATCGAACGTGCGGGCGGAGATTGCCGCCGGCAAGCCGCCGAAGCAAGCGGTTGCGATTGCGTACTCGGTCAAGCGCGCTGCCGGCGGCTCCGATCCGAAGCCAGCGTCAAAGCCCGCGCCGAAGGCTCGGCGCGATCCTTACGATAAGTGACGAAAGGGAAGCTATGTCGATCGGGCTCGCGTTTTACATTCTGATGTTGCTGTGGCTCGTGTTCGGGTTTTGGCAGTCGTGGGGTCCGACGCCGAATTATCCGATCATCGGCGGCAATCTGTTGCTGTTCGTGCTGTTGCTGTTGCTCGGCTGGCACGAATTCGGAGCGCCGATTCACGGCTGACGCATGGGCAACGGTCCACTGTTGAATTTCCCCGCTGTTCCTGGCACGCCGTTGAATGGCGGGGGTAACGGCTCCGTGCGAGGAGACGACGCGCCCCTTCCGGCGGACTCGGGCGAGCGCCCGGCGCCGGAAGGGAACGTCTCGACTTCGCTCGATCCCGCTGCCGACAAATTCGATCCGCGCGAGTACGGCGACGTAGTTGAACGCGCAAAAGAGCGCTTCGATTATGTGTGTGACGTGGACAGCGAGAATCGCAAGAATCAGGCCGACGATATGAAGTTTGCTTGGGAGCGTGGCGCGCAGTG